CCGTGTCGGTATCTATGTAAAGGTTCGCAAAGCCCCTTTCCCGGTCAAGCGTTGCGGTGTCAGCAAGGTCGTCAAATAGACCGCCCACACGGGATGCGGTGTTCGCCCCGGCAGCGGTTTCGTTAGTGATGGTAGCAGCACTCGCTTGGAGGTCGCTTCGTGTTTGTACGCTCATGCGAAGGATTGGTCAAAGGTTGAATCGAATACCCTCACGCTGGATGCGAGGAAGGTGTTGTAAGTGATTGTGTTTGCGTAGGTGTTGAAGCCTATCGTTGCGGTTTGTACAAAAGCCAAGCCCGTTTCAACGACCGCCAAAGCCGAGGCAACCGTGCTATTGGTATCGTAAACTTCGTAACGATACGAGCCTGTTTCAAGCGACCCCACGGCAATCTGAAATTGGTCATAGCGGTTGGTATAAGATGACAGGTTTGCGGATTTCAGCAGGGTATAGTCGGTGCTTGTGTTCTTGGCGATGCTCGTAAGGCGCAGGATGTACCTGCTCCCCGTGCTGGCTCGCTCGGTCCAAGTAACCGTTATTGTGTTGGTCGTGTCAGGGTTCAGGTAAAGCATCTGCTTGTAAATGTGCGATGCCCCCGAATTTCACAATTTGCGCCCAATCTGCCTGTATAGTTCGGCCCGTTTCTTGGCGGTTTCGGCCACGTTGAACCGCTTCTTAATGTCCCTCGTAAGGTTGTCAGCCAAGCCTTTCCGCAGGTCGGGGTCAAGGATTAACTGCTTGATGTACTTGTACCAATCTTTCGGCTTGTTGTAAGGAACGAGAAACCCGTTCTCCCCGTGCTTGATTACGTCCGTGTAGGGGATGGTTTCGCTTGCGATGATGGCCTTATTCATCCACCCTGCCTCGACCACCTTCAACTCGGACTTGAGTTTGTTGAACTTGGTATCTCGGAGCGGTGCAAGGGTTACGTTCACGAAGTTGTAGCCCCCGACGTAGGAGTAAATATCCGCAGCCTGAATGCGTCCGTAGTTCGGGTTGTTCCCTTGGTCGCTGATTATCTTTTCGTAGCCTTCATAAACAGGATTATTGTCGTTCCACCCTCCGAGATAGAGGCGGTACTTGCCGTCCAAGTTTGCGTCCCAGCGTAGTTTCTGCATCCCTTCCCTAAGCAACTCCATGTCCTCGCCATGCTGCGCACCTCCGAACCAACCGAACTTGACGAGGTGCTTGTCGGGTTCTTCCTCCGGGTTTGGAATGAACTGCTGATAGGCTTCGTAAGGCTCATTCTGCAAGATGCTCACATTCGCATTTAGAGGCCGTATGCGGGCAGCAAGATGCTCGGTGGTACAGGTAACCCAATCGGCCAATTTGATGTGCTTACGGATAACGTCTGCGAGTTTGGTTTGGTGATAGTGGTGGTACATGATGTGGCCGCTCTCAAGCACCCAGTAGTCGTCCAAGTCAAGGATGACTTTGGCCCCGAATTGGGTCAGGGCCTTGTAAACATTCTCCACTTGCTCCATGGTTCCCTGACACCAAAGCCGGCTGAACAGGAACAGGTCTATTGAACGAAGCCCCTCGTCGCTGATGGTCGTGATATTCTCAACGCAGACGTAATCAAACTCCGGGTAGTTGTCGCCCAAGTATGCGTTCGGCATTTCGAGGCGGTAGAAACTGCACCCGGTTGGATGGGCGTTATAGACAATGCAAATCTTCATAGCCGTAAAAATAAGAAGGGCAGCCATTGCTGACTGCCCCTCCCAAACCTCAGTGATGAAAACCTGATGCGAAGATACTACGAACCGAGTATCTGCGTAGTCGATGGTGTAAAGACTGTTGATGCGATTAGGAACATCGGGTCAGGCTCCATCCCGGAAAGCGTTATTTCGTAGCCGTTTCGGTCGCCAAAGGCAGTACCACTTCCAGCGGTTCCAGCGGTTGCCTCAAGGCCATTTATAGCACCCAGCAACCAGTAACGACTGTTGTTGTCTTGAACGATGACGATGACTTTACTACGAGCGAGCAAACGGAGTTCATTGCGGACTGCGACTTGCATTTTGTTGATGGTGAAGGTTACTTCAGGTGAGTAGAAGATTGTGCCATTCTCCATGCTTGCGTTCAAAGTTTCGGTCATGGATGACGTGGCTTTGGTCAAGTCGTATTCAAAAAAACCGCTTGCATTGTACCCGGTGAACCCCGTAACCGCACCTGAAAGGTTAGTGTTACAGGACCCGGTAGAAATCCAGTTTTGGACGTAAATTGCTTTGATGCCACCGACTGAATCACGGCAGCCGAGTGTGTAACCAGTTGTTAGTGCGCAGGACATATGTGTATTTGGGGTTTAAGTTTCAAGGAACAAAAAGCGAGGGGAGGTTTCCCTCCCCCCTACACATTAGGTCAAGCGGAAGTCAACAACCAAGTCGGGGTAAGCGATTTGGACACCCGCTTTGAAGGCTGCTTGGAAGCGGACTTCATCGTTGTCTTTGCTGAACCAAATTGAGAACTGCTCCTCGTCGCTCAACAAGTCGGTTCCGTAGAAGAAGTTGCCGAGGTAAGACGAAACGATGCGGTTTGTTCCAGTCAAGCCGGGGACTGCAATGACACGGACATTCGTGCCGGGATACATGATGTCCCCGTCAGCAAGGCCAGCCAAGTCAACTTGGTTGTACAGGACGTTAGCGGTTGATTTGAACGCACCAAGCAACGTACGGAAGTTGTCCCAACCGCAGAAGATTACGAGGTCAGTCTTGGTCAAGATGGCCTGTGGGATTTGGTTGTAGATCCCGTCGAAGATGGCGATGGCGTTGCCTGTGGTGATACCAACGGACGCAGAAACCGCTCCTGTGTTACCGCTGATGGTAGAACCCGAAGCAGCGTTCAACAACTGGTTGACACCTGAAAAGTAGGTGTTGCCCTTCCAAATTGCGTTCTCCAACGCTTCTGCGATACGGAGAGCCTTCTGCTCGCTGAATGCCTGCTCGAAGGGAACGCCATCGTAGGTAGAGCCAGCGGTCAACTGGGTCTGCATCCAGTATTGTTCCAAGGAACGAGGACACAAGGTTTCTTGAACCTTCATACGGCCAACGGTGATGTTACGCTGACTGAATGTAGTCGTACCTGAACTTGCGTAACCGCAAACATCTCCACCTTGCAGAACTGCATCGGTGTCCATGAGGTTAAGGGCAGCAGCGAACTTGATGCCCACCTGCTTGGTGAACAGGGCTGCTGAACGGGCGGAGAATACCGCTTTGGTGATGAGCGGTAACCGCTCTTGGTCGGTGTAGGCGTTTAGATTGCCAAAATTGTATGCCATGGTTAGTGGGGGTTTAGGGGGTTAGTTTTTGGATTTGAGTGATTGGAGTGCTTGTGCGAGAGCGTTGAAGTTCTGCGATGCAGCAGCCTTGCGTTGCTCAACGATTGCTGAACCGCTGGCTTTGGGGGCTTCGGCTGGGAGTTCGGAAACCTTTTCGACGATGTCGGCCATGGTTTCGACCTGCGATGCGAAGGCGGACATTTTCTCTTTCATCTTGCCCATTTCAGCGTATGCTGCTTTGAGTTCTTCCATGATGGCTCCGAGGTGCTTGGCGACGATGGCCTCCACAACTTCGGGGGTCATGGCGGGATAGGCTTCTTTGATTTCTTCGGTAACCTCAACGGCTACTTCGGGAGTGATTTCAGCAGCAACGGGCAAGGCTTCGATTTCGGGGGTTGCGACTTCGGCAGCGATGACCTCAACGATTTTGCCTCCTTCGGTCTTGATAGTACCAACGCCTTCAACAACGTGCTCGCCATCGGGGGCAGGGAGAGTGCCGTCCTCGGCAACGACGTAAACGGCAGTCCCGGCAACGAGGTCGCCATCCACACGGACAACCGTTCCGTCAACGAGTTTGTAGTCAGCGAATGACTGCTTTTGGGTGCTGAATTTACGAAGTTCACTTCGCAGGGATTCGATTGCGTTTTTCAGGTTCATAGTTGATTGGATTTGTAGGTGGGGGTTAATTGTTGCAAAAAAGCGGTTAATTCGTCAGCGAGGCCAGCGAGTGCGACCTCCAGTTCGGATTCGGTTTTGTCCATCCCGAACAGGCCCTCAACGGAGAAACCCCGGAACAGGTTGCGGTTGTCCCACACTTCGTCGTTCTCGACTTTGAAGGATCCGAACCAAGAGCCGTCGGGAGTATCCTCGTAACCCTTGGGTGGCATGATGCCACGCTCGGAGTCGGTGATGTAGGATTCGAACATAAACACGCCATCCAGTTCGGCATTGTGGTAAGCGTTGACGTTGTGCTGGTTGCCTTGCTTAAAATATTTTTGGACTATCTTGCGGATGGTGGCTTTGTCGAATACGACGTAGTACTCGCCATAGGTTTCGTCCTTTCGAAAGATGGGGGTGTCTGCAAGCATCAACGGCCCGGTCA